GCATATGATTCGCAAGGTGAAGAATATTTAAACAAAGAAGGTAAAAATTATACTGTTGAAAGACTTATGCCTACCCCTTACACCTTAAGTGTGAATGTAGATATATGGAGTTCTAACACAGATCAGAAATTACAAATAATGGAACAGATATTAATGCTGTTCAATCCTAGTTTAGAAATACAAACCACTGATAATTACATCGATTGGACTAGTTTAAGTGTTGTAAACCTTGCACAAGTGAATTTTAGTAACAGAAGCATTCCAGTAGGTGTTGAAACTGAAATAGATATTTCTACGCTAGGGTTTACTACACCTATCTATATAAGTCCGCCGGTAAAAGTTAAGAAACTAGGAGTTGTTACTAGTATTGTTCAAAGTATTTTCAATGAATCTGCAGGTACAATAGAGCTGGATCTAAGTAAGCCTACATTGAATGCATATGATGATACCGAAAAACCTGTGTCCAATGTTGATGTACGGGTAGAAATTGACGAAGAGGGCAATGTGAAACATATACAAGATAAAGTTGAAGGTGTAAAAGCTGACGCAGATAGCCTTGTTGCAACAACTCATAAAAACTATAACTTACTTGTTATGAACAATACAGCAAAAATTGTTCATAAAGGAATACTAGACAAAGAAACATGGACAGGTTATCTAAAGTCACAACCATTCATATTCGAAGACGGAGTTACACAACTTAGATTAGGTAGATCTGATCTGAGTACAGAAATAATAGGCACAATATCTATCAATCCAACAGATGCTTTTAGTCTCAACATTAATTTTGATGAAGACACTTTACCGAGTGATACTGTTTTTGAAGGCCCAAATGGTGATAGAAGTAAAATAGATTACATAATTGATCCTCAAAAATTTGATCCCAGTAGTATAAAAAGTGAAAATCCAAGGATTTTAATATTAGGTGATATTAACCCTAGTGAAAACGTAGGACAAGACGTAGGAGATACTCCTTATAACTTTAGGTATGATGGACCTGACGCATGGAAGAATGCAGATCAGTCAGATTTTGTTGCAAGCGCCAATGATATTGTTGAATGGGACGGATCAAGATGGTCTATAGTGTTTGATGCGAGTGAATATGAAGATTCTACAACAATTTATACAACAAATCTTAACACAGGTGTTCAATATAGATACTATGACAGTGAATGGTTACTAAGTTTCGAAGGCGAATACCAGAACGGAACCTGGAGATTAGTATACTAAAATAACTATTAGTATGGACAAGATAGTTTGTAGCGGTGCAATAGTATATTCTTTAGATACTCAGAGATTTTTATTCCTTCATAGACAAAATGGAAGAACTGCTAACCTATGGGGATTAGTTGGCGGTACAAATGAACAAGAAGAAACACCATGGATTGCGCTGCAACGTGAAATTGTTGAAGAAATTGGTGAGATTGACATACTAAAGACAATACCTTTAGAAACTTTTATCAGTAATGATGAAAAATTCTTGTTCCACACTTACCTGTGTGTTGTAAAAAATGAATTTATGCCAATTTTAAACCACGAACACAACGGTTATGCATGGGTTCAGTTCGGAAGTTGGCCAAAACCATTGCATATTGGACTAAAAAATACACTTTCTAACAAAACTAACCAAACAAAACTTGAAACAGTAATAAAACTTATAGAATTAATGGATTAACGAGGAAAAAATGACTGAAACTGATGTAAGAACCCAAAAAGAATGGGGATTTATAATAAATTGGGCTACCGAAGACGAGTATCAAGGTAAAATTCTTGTTTTTAACAAGCCTAACGTAAAAACAGACATGAGTTTTCATAAAGAATCGAAAAAATCATGGTTTGTAAATTCAGGTTCGTTTTTAGTAAGGTGGATTGATACAGACAGCGGCGAAGCATTCCAAAAAACACTGGAAGAAGGAGCCGTATTTACAATAAATCCGTTAGTTCCTAGTAATTTAGAGTGTTTGAGTAGTTCAGGATCAATTACACAAGTAAGTGCTGGTGCGGACAGTGGCGAGTTTGTTGTAATCAAAGGCGATAAGGTAGGAGTAACTGAATAATGTTTCCAAAGTTACTAGAATCTAAAGAAGTAAGAGCAGATATTTCAAGATATCAAGATATAATTGACAAAATAACCGCTGTGAATAGTAAAAGTCAAATGGAAGATGCATTACATAAGTATGTTCAAAAACTAAATGAAATGGACATGTGGCATACAGCAGAAAACGCAAAGGCAATTGATGCTGCTAGTTTGCAAGACGTTAGAGATGAGCTTGTAAGTTTAAGAATGACATTAGATCGTTTTGTAATAGATTTTAAATCAAGTTAATACGCTTAATTGTAATAGATCCAAACATTGCTGCATGAGCTATGCACTGATATCTGTATGTACCGCTTATATCATACGGTACTCTCCAATATAATACACCAGACTGTTGACCATTAGCATTTATACCGGTGCTGACTGTGCCAGTACTACTTACATGGACTAAACCAGTATTATAGGCATCGCCTTGACTGTTTTGAATCTGAAAGGGATGACCTGGAATATTACTTAGGTCAAATGCAATAGTTGTTCCTGTAATAACATATAGTCCCGGATTATTACCTGAATAATGATCTCCGAAAGTATATGCACTTGTACCAACTGCACCTACTCTGTACATAGCAACAGCAGGTTCATAAATTTCAGCAACATTTATACTTGCAGTGGAAACATCTGTAAGGTCAGTGAAGTTGGTTGCTCCTCCTCCTCCACCGCCACCGCTTGCAGTGCTGTTTATCGTAAGCGTATTTGTTTGATCATCTAGTGACAAACTAATGTCAGTGCCCGCAGCAAAATTAAAAGTATCGTTTGGAGTAGTAGGACTTGCAGTGTCAGTTCCGTCACTGAAACTTTCAAACAAATTTTGTAAAACTGCATCGCCACCGCCTGTACCTGTATAATTGATAGTCAGCGTATCATTAGCTATATTAGTTGCAATGCTAGTACCTCCTGCAATGGTAATACTATCGTTGTTTGTTGTTGCAGTTTTTGATCCTACATCTGCATTTATTGTTTTGATTACACCTAGTTGAGCACCACTAGCAACAATATTCCAAGCAGTACCGTCCCATTCCCACGTGGTATCTGCTGAGAAATGTGTATCGCCTATGTTAGGTGAATTTGGAAAATTTATTGCCATAGTTGCTCCTTACAGTATTTATTATACGTCTGCTCTATTAGTTCCTGAAAATCCAGCATTATAATTAACACTGCCGTTGGTAGTAAATGGTTGTTTTCCGTATTTAGAATATAACATTCTATTAGGTGCACCTAGTAGTGTTGTGCTAAATGCATTATAATCATCTGTATTGCCAGTTTCATATATTACATTATAAGAATCATTTATTATTCTACTACGCATTTGTGCAGGTGTTAAATCTGGACGAACTTGCAAATGTTGAGCTACTACGCCTGCAACCTGAGGTGCAGCAAAACTAGTACCGTCAATATTTGTTATGTAATAACTTGCATTGTTAGGATATGTTGTTTGTGAGTAGATACTAGAATTACTTACTGCACAAGCAATGTTATCACCGGGTGCAAAAATATTTACTTTAGGACCTCTATTACTGTAGTTAGCAATTTTGTCAAGATCATTGCCGCCTGAACTTTGTGTTGTTGTTGCTATACTTCCTACACAAAACGCTTCATCGTCATACGGACTTCCGCCTCTATGATAGTTATATGTACTGCCGCCTATAATAACAGTATTATTCCAATCAGTATCCGAACTGTCTACCATTTTATAGTATTCATTACCTGCTGCAACTACAAAATGTACACCAGAATCTATTAGATCTTGAACTTCTGCATCTGCAAATGCGTTTGGAGCATTAAATCGCCTTGTACTTCCACTGTAAGGAGGCACTACACCAGTAGCAGCCCATAAAGCAGCATCAGTTGTATAATCTACACCCCATGTCCAAGATGTTCCCCTATAATTACCACTTGTAGGATCACCATTTGCTTCGAAATAGTAGCCCCAACTTGCATTTATTACTGTCGGACGTTTGTAACCTGTAATAGGATCTACAGCTTTGTTTTCGTGCCACAATCTTACACTGTCAAATAAATCTGCAATAGGAAGTCCGGTGCCACTGTCATTAGGTCCTTCTAATCCGCTAACTTTTTGGCTGTATATTCTTGCACCTTTAGCCCATCCATATAATAGTCCTGCACTTACACTTGCACAAGCTGTGCCATGACCGTCAAAATCTCTATCATGATTTGCGTTTTGCGTTCCTGCTAATCCACTTACTGTATACCAGTTTTGGAATCGATATCTAGAATTACCATCATAGTCATTCCAGTCGGGATGATTAGGTTCTACGCCACTATCCTGTATAACTATGTCTACCCCAGTACCGTCAACTGCAAATCTATAATCAGTGCTTAGTGTAGTATTAGCACCAAATACATTTGTTGTTTCTATGCATCTTCTTAGCCCCCAATTTAACACAGTGTTATCAACTGCATTTGCCTTGGAAAAAATACCTGATTGTGTAGCACGACGACCGATTATAATGTCATCTCTCAGATATGGCGGGATTTCAACTGCCATTATACGTGGATCATTTTCTAATTGTTTTGCTTCTTCGTCAGTAAGAGCAAAATGAGTCATACGCTTAGATCCACGTCTTTCGTTTGCTACATCTACTGATCGATTTGGTATAGGACCTGATCCAGTTGAACGTTTTAAATCTTCTTCAACTTCTTGTAAGTTAACACCTCTGTGTACAATAACGGCATATTCTTTTTCACTCATAATTTATACAATAGCACTTGTGTCTAAGCGCACCCATGCTCCGTTTTGATATACTTGTACTCTATTGTCTGTACTGTTATAAATCATGTCTCCATTTACAGCAGTTACAGCATCTCTTTGTGTATCTGTCATTGTGGGTAATCTAAATACACCTCCTGATGCGCCGCCTGTAACAATAACACCATCGGGACCTGTTAAAGTAAGAGTAGACGCACTTGTTACTTCAGGTTGTCCTACACCTGTGTTTGTAATACTATCTGCACTTATAGAATCAGCAGTTATATCTCCAACTGTAATATCGTTTGTTGTTATTGCACCTCTATCAGTGATGCTATCAAGGGTGTCAACTTCTGCCAAGTTTGAAATATCAGGCGGCGTATAAGTAAATTGTCCATTGCCATCGTATGTAAGAGATCCACTGCCGCTTGCTGCTTGTGTAAGCACACTAAGGCCAGACAAGTCGCCGCCACCGCCGGCACCTGTAGCACTAATAGTCAGAGTATTTTCAGCAGCATCCATTATAAGTTGGATGCCGTCGCCTTCTTCAAAAGTAAATGTGTCATCTGATACATCTGCCATGATATGTGCGCTATCGCTGTCTTTAATCTGAAACATTTTAAATGCAAGAATATTAGGCACAGGAATAGCAGGTTGCACCCATTGATTACTATCACCATCTTCAACATAAACATATAATATACCAGTATCACTCTTATACCAAATGCTTCCGCTAGATGGATCTGAAGGAGCAGTATCACTTACATCAACACTTGCGCCGCTGCCACCTCCGGCGCCCGGTTCTGCCACAGTGATAGTATTACCCATAGCATTATGATTAGTACACCAATAATATAAGGTACTAGGAGTATCACTTGTGATAGTAATCTGTACTTTTCTTGAGGTAGCACCTACAAAATTACTTTCATATCTTTCTTTTGTAACAGGATCATCATTTAACAAATAAACGACATTTTCAGTGTAAGTGGTACCGCCATCACGTTCACCGTTTAGACTATCACTACTAAAATTTAACGGATGAGTGTTCATAGTTCCGCCTTCTGGATTTGGATAATATATGTTAGTTTGATCTGTCTGGTCAAAAACGTATGTGTAACCCACTACCATTGTAAGTACAGGTTTATACACACCATTAAGAACATATTTGTTGCCAGTATCACCGCCTTGCGGGCCTGTGACAGTTACTGTATATGTTACTGTTGCTACACCGCTTTCTTTGACTAAGTCACTTATGTTATTGTTTGTTAAAACAGTAGCTCCGCCGCGCACAGAACCGTCGTATAATCTTAAACTTTTTGATTGCTTATCAAAAAATACTTCTCCGCTAGATCCAACATTTCTATCTAAGAAATCATCAGGTCTTGGAATAATTCTAATTCTGTCTACAACTGGTGCTTGATTTGATGCCATTCTGCTCTACCTAAATCTATACAGTATTTATTCAATTATAGTAGCAGTTAGAGAGTTGCTAATCTCCGTAATGTTATCACTTTTGACTATTATTTTTTTAATTTTAGAAATAGGTATAGTACGCGGTGTTCTAAATGGTACCTCTAACATACGTATGTAATAAAATTGCACATATTGGAATATTCCAGCTTCTACATAAGTTAATGGTGCATCGCCTAGCTCGTCTTCATTTACATCTTTTAATGTACCTAAAAATACATCTCCATCGTCAAGTACAAACACAACTTCATTTTCTTTTAAGATTGCATTAATAAAATCTCTATCTTGAATAGGTTTTTTCTGTGCTTTTCTATTACTACGTGC